AAGGATCTCCGTCATATCCCGTTGGTAATCCTTCACGCTTTGGTAATTTCATTTCTTTAGGTGCTTTAGTCTGATGATACTTATTAGCCATTATTTCCTCCTAAATATTGCTTGGTGCTGTCCATCGGTAGCGAACCTCTTATCAGCACGTTTCATTCTATGGTGGTTTGCACCACAAGCTAAATGTTAATTCTTTTAAAGAACAATGTTAACTATCAAAGTTAAGCAGATATTGTAAGTCTTTTAGATTACGATCTTTACAACATCTTGTGTTAATTGTTAGATATAAGACTAAGCCATTAGAACTGCCCTCCCTGTCCTTCGGTTAAGTTGTAATAACTTCCAGCTCTCTGTTTCTGGACCGGATGCTTTGCATATGTTCCTTCATAGCTTAATTCTTCTTCATCTTCTTCAAGTACAATATATCTAGGTCCATAATTGTAAATATATCTCAAACAATCCATAAAATGGTCATTCTTCTTCTTCGCTGTCTCTTTTTTATCGTATTCTTCCTTGTTTCTCCTGTATTCATCCCAAATATAGTGCTGAAACTCGTATACTGTCTGCGAGCAATAGCTCGATACGTACAACTGTGGTATACTACGCTTTAAAATAGCTGAATATCTAGGAGTTAAGGCCTTTCTAATGCGCGCTTTACCTAACATTGGATCAGAATTAGCTCTTTGCGTAAATACACCATACTTCATTAGCTCTTTTCGAACATTAAACCCTCCGGCCACAACATTATCTTTATCTGCATGAGGATCTATTAACCTAACATCTGCCGGAAGAATACCTTCTTGTGATAAAATAGCCTGTGAAATCTGCTTTATGTCCATATCCCTCAACCAAAGCTCATCATAGAGATAATGGTTGTCCTTCTCATCCACAGCTAGCCATAGAACAGCCGTAGGAGTGCGCTCATGAGGATCAATTGCCATATAACGAGTCCAATGTGGTTGAATCTCCATTGGCTCAACTACGTGCGTTTCAGCGAGAAATTCCTTATAAATCAAACCAGAGAGATGCATAAACTTTCCATGCAATCGAGCTTCCTTTTCCTCATGTGTCAAAGACCTTTCGAAGTCAGCAATTGCCTCTTTTGTTAAGTATGTGTTTTCGGTGATATCAATAGTGACGACGAAGGTATAGTTTTTGTCTGTTGCTGTATAAATCTCATCATAAATCCACGGTTGAGTCAGCGGGGTTAATGTAAGCCAGTGCCGGCCACTGTAATCAACCAACCCTCGAAGAGTTGCCACGTACTTATCCCTTGGCGGTGGTTCATCAAACCAGGCAACGTGTCCACGCCAACCCTCAAATTGCTCCGTAGATTGTTCATGCGTAAGTATGTCAAAGACCGAACCAGTCTTTAAAATGTATTTAGTGACTATCCCCATGGGGTTCTTGATCTTACGTGCAATGATGCTATCGTCAAGCCACTCGTCTAAGAAAGGCGAAATAACCTCTCCTACACCCTTCTGAAAATCTTTTGCAATAATCCTACCCTTTATGCTACCTTTGAATCTCCCCGACTCTGGGTACCAGTCCGGATATTGGCCTGTCAGATGAAATAGGAACTCCATACCCCCTGAGGTAGTTTTCCCAACTCGGTTCCCCCCAAACAATGCGCGTCTTGGGCAAGGACTTCTGTGGAACAGCTCCTGTTTCTCCATCGGCTCGTAAAGTAACAACTTTTGAGACTTTAACCATGATACTTCCTCATTCATCAACCTTAGGTACGTTTCTTGTTCGTCCCTTGGCAGCTTTTGAAATAGCTCCTCTGTCAAATGATGCTTCTGCAAATCTTTTAAGTCGGATAGACTCATTATATTTATTCCTCCGTTCAGGTGTCCACCCAACTCTAGTCTTTGATCTACGAGCTAAACGAACATTGTCACCTAATTCTATATATTCACAATTATTTATAGAATAAGCTCCATCTGGATCTATCCTATTAATTGACGGTCTATTTAGAAAAGCAGCACTATCCCGATACCACAAGTATCTAAGGTCAGCAACATTCATTTGCATATCAACACCATATCTCCAAACCCTACGATGAATAGCCTTATACGTCTTAACCCACGGATTCTTTTGTCGGTACCGTCGTTCCTCTAACAAACGACGATTCGGCGACTGTTTTAAGTCTTTTAAACTCATGCACTAGCTCCTCGGCACTTAAGCCTTTGGTATAACTGTAAGATAAGTTCTTTATATTGACACTTGGCTGACACTTAGCAATCGCGTTAGTGTAAAGCGATAATATTTTTTTATCATTGTTTGTCTTTTTCTTCCTTTTGGAGATATCTTCGAATACTTCGCGCATGAGGCGCTGAGCAATTTTTAGATTTGATTGAACAAGCTTATCTGTTTCAGCTTTTGACTTAACACATATCTTTTCATACTCGGCCTTAAAGAGAATTGCAACTCCTCCAGCCTTTTCGGTGTTTCCTGCACAAAGTTTTTTTACATGATCATACGTCCACCCGATAGAAGTCGCAACTTCTTTACGCGATACGTCGTTCTCTAGCATTCGCAATACTTTCCAATGTTTCTCGCTTAACTTCGTTGGCATCGACATATTTTCTCCTCGGAGTAAAAAAAAAGACAAGAATCTTCGTGAAAAGAATCTTATCCAATTGCTTTAATGATCTAACTATAACAGAATAAACGACTTTTGTCAATAACTATCTTTTTTACCTAAAATATGTTCCACGTGAAACATTCTAGGGGGGATTTTCTCTTTGACAGGTGGTCATACCCCACCCCATCGGAATTTATTTCAGACCATACCCACCCGAGATCCACGCACGCACGCACGCACGCGATCCATTAAGGAAAGCCGAGCCACGCCACAGACCAAGCGACACGGACACAACCACGACACGACAACAGGACAGGCAGACAGGACAGGACAGGTCAACCAGATAGACAGGCAAAGCACACCACACCACACCAAGCAACCTAACAGATCGCATCATATAAAGGAAAGGAAAGCATCACATCACACACAAGGCAAGACAGGCAAACATACCACCTCAATATTTTAGATGCCTTAGAACGCATCACAGAGCCAAGAAACAACAGAGATATTTATTTTATTTATTATTAAGATAAGGCTTGACTTGCATAGTCATTATGGTATAATTATTTTAGTGAACATTACAAGAACAAGTCAACGAAAGGACAACGCACAATGAACCAAGTAAACCTCGACGAGAAACACCACGCAACAAGTCAAGACCTCAAAGAAATAATCAAAACAAGAAATGCAATCGTTACGATCATCAATAATACAATTAAACCATTGACCAAAGAACAACGCAAAATACTTGCTATGTTATATATTGAGATTGTATTAGCACTTGCACAAATTCAAAAGGATAATGCAGTTATACTTAACTAATCAAGGAAAGGACAAACAAACAATGAATACTTTGACCATTGACAAAAAGATTGAAACACTAGCAGAAGACAAGCAACAAGCTATCCAAGAATTGATTGACGACTTCAATCCAATAGTTGACAAGATCGAAAAGCGACTTGCCACGACTAAAGGACATTATCAAGAATATATGACTTTATTGAATACTGATAATAAAATTATGATGTATTACATATTGAAAAAAGCCGGTGCTAATTCTTATGGATTGAATTGGGCATATAAACTATTAACAGGTCAACATTAAGGAAAGGACAAACTCCAATGAATGAACTAAGAGCAATAAACGACAGCAGAAACAGTTTTTACGGCAAAGCAAATGTTAAAGAGGACAACGGAAAGAAAACATTGATCAGCTATACAACAGAGGTTGCACATATAGAGAACGGACAAGCAATAGTTGAAAGGACATATTCAAACACAACACTAAGACACATCAAAGAATTTTTAATCCAAAACGGATTTAGAGCAGACACAAAGAGCCAAATATTAGAGGACTACGAGCCAAAGACACAAACAGACACCAAACAAGAGAACCCATTTCAAGCACTTAAAATGGTCTGCGCTATGGGTTCACTTCTAAGCAACAAACCAAAAGAACAAAATACATTCGATAAGCGCATGCTTGGCACTATCAATGGAATAAGTTTTCCAGATGACTTCGACACACTACCAGAAGAAGAAAAGACAAAACGCTTGCAACTAGCTAAAGAGCAACTAGCATGACACCAAAAGAGCAGAAAAAAGCACATTCTCGCTATTGCTCAACACATAAAAGAGTACACCATAAGAACAAATATTTTCTAAACTGTATACTCCCAAACAAACGAAAGGCGACACAATGAGAACAGACAATATTGATCAGATAGCAGAAAGCTACATCAACGGAAATATCTCTTGGACTAAAGAACAAATCAAGAAAATGAGCAAGGTTGACTTTCTGTATTTTATAAAGGTGCTTGTTAGAGTTTATGAGGTTGACTTGGACAAGATCAACAATCTATTATGAGATGCG